GAAGTCGACCTCTCGCGCCTGAATGGCGGCGCCGCCGTGCTGGCCAACCACGATCGATTTTCCGCCACCGGAGACACGCCGCTTGCCGCGATCGGCGTCGTCGATCGCGCCTGGCTCGAGAACGGCCGCCTGTATGCCGACATCACCCTCAGCGGCCGTCCCGGTCTCGCCGACCTGCGCCAGGACATCGCCCACGGCCTCGTGCGCAACGTCTCCATCGGCTACCGGCTGCACGTGGTCGAGGAAGACAAGAAGGCCAACACGTTCACCGCACGTGACTGGGAACCCTACGAGGTTTCTATCGTCTCCGTGCCCGCCGATCCAACGGTCGGCATTGGCCGTGCTCAGCACGGCGAAGAAATCGAGGTTCGCATGTTGCGCGCCTCTTCACCGGCGGTAACCGCCGTTACCAAGGAGCAAAAAATGGCTGAAGAGAACGAAGCCGCGGCGGGCAATGACGCCGAACTGAAGAAGACCCAGGAGCGGGATCGGCTCGAGCGCGAAGCGCGCGAAAAGCTCGACGCCCGCTCGGCGCTCGACCTTGAGCAGGGCCGCGTGCGCGCGATCGAGAATCTCGCGAAGGCGAACAAGATCCCCGACAACATCCGCGATGCGTGGGTGCGCCAGGGTTACTCGCTCGAGCAGGTGTCGAACGACATCCTGAACATTCTCGAGGAGCGCGGGAAGTCGAACCCGCAGCCGGCCTCGCGGCTGGGACTCACGGGCGTGGAGACGCAGCGCTTCAGCATCGCGCGCGCGATCGAAGCGGCGGCGAGCGGCAAGTGGGACAAGGCCGGCTTCGAGCTGGAAGCGTCCCGCGCCGTGGCGCAGAAGCTCGGCAAGGTCGCCGACGAGAAGCGCTTCTTCGTGCCGTTCGAGGTGCAGGCGCGACCGTTCGCGTCCGATGTGGTGCGCATGCTGGAAAGCATCGGTCGTCGCGATCTCACGGTCGCAGCGGCTGGCGCCGGTGGCTATCTGGTCGGCACCGAGAATCAGGGTTTCACCGAAATCCTGCGCAATCGCTCGGTCGTCTTCCGCATGGGCGCACGGCGTCTGTCCGGCTTGCAGGGCTCGGTGACGGTTCCGCGTCAGTCCGCTGCGGCAACCGCCTACTGGCTCGCGACGGAAGGGACGGCGATCACCGAGGGTCAGCAGACGTTTGTGCAAATGGCGCTTTCGCCGAAGACGGTCGGTGCCTACACCGAGATCAGCCGCCAACTCCTCTTGCAGTCGTCCCCGGCTGCCGAGGCGATCGTGAACGACGATCTCGCGCAGGTCGTGGCGATCGCGGCGGATCTCGGTGCACTCGAAGGCTCTGGCGGCAGCGGTCAGCCGACCGGCATCAGCGGCACCGCGGGAATCGGATCGGTCACGGGCACGTCGCTCGCTGCGTCCGGCGTTATCGAGTTCCAGACCGATGTGGCGAGTTCCAACGTGATGCCGCAGCGTGGCGGCTACGTCACCACGCCAGCGGTCGCGGGGCTGTTGATGGCGCGACCGGAGTTGCCGACCACGGGCACCGAACGGCTGTGGAAGGGCAACATCTGGGATGGCTCGTTGTTCAACTTCCCGGCCATGACCTCGAACCAGCTCACGGCTGCCTCAATGATCTTCGGCGACTGGCAGGAGCTCGTCATCGGCGAGTGGGGCGTGCTCGAGGTCGAGGTGAATCCGTACGCGAATTTCCAGGCCGGCATCATCGGTGTTCGGGCGATGTATTCGCTCGATGTCGGTGTGCGTCGTCCGTTCGCGTTCTCGCGCGCAACGTCCATCACCTGATCGGAAGCCGCGACAGTGCCGCCGCTCACGACCGATTCCGCAAGGGCGCTCGTGGGCGGCGGTATTTCGCGAAAGGATATAGACATGCAGACGACTCCTGCCGCGCAGCCACAAACCCTATGGGGCGTGGTCGAGCGCGCATTTTATTTTCAGGGCAAGCCGCTTCAGAAGGGCAGCAAGTGCGAATTGCCGCGTCTCTTCGCGCTTGAGATGCAGGCGGCGAAGAAGTTCACGGTTTCAGCCGAGCCGGTGACCGAGCAGCCAAAGGCTGATGTACGTCCGCGCAAAGGAGAGAAAGATGTTGGATAACGAAGGCCAAGCATCAGAAGCGGTCGCGCTCCTCGACCCGGCAAGTGCGGCAAACACCGCGGCAGCCACTTCAGCGTGGGTCGATGCGCGCAAGTACGAGGGCGATCTCGTCTTCAACGTACAGACGGGTGCTGTCACTGCGGGGCAGATCGTGTGGACGATCGAGCACGCAAGCGACGGCTCCGGAACGGGCGCCGCTGCCATCGTGCCGAATGAAGGCGCGTTCACTACCGTGACGACATCGAATGATCCGCTGACGCAAAAGCGCACGGTGAGCGCGAATGCCATCGCCGGATGGGTTCGGGTAGTCGGCACGATTACCACGGGACCGGCACTCGTGGCCGCAACGCTGTTGTCGCGACCGAAGTACACATGATGATCGAGACCGAAGCCGATCGTCTGGAGATGATCAGGTCTCTAGACGGTCGGTGCGTGCGTCACGCCGGCGGCGAATTCTGGGCGATCCTCGACAATGGCTATATCGGGGTTTCAGTCTCCGACCTTGAAGTTGAGGAACGCGGCCCACGGCTGACCTGCAGAACGTCGGACGTCATTGCCTTGCGCAAGGACGCTGCGCTCGAGGTTGGCAGTGAGACGTATCGGCTGCTGAGAGCCGAACCGGACGGCACGGGCATGACCGTGCTCATTCTCAAGGAATGACATGCACCGCGCCTTGCAGGTGGTGAACGCCGCCAAGACACTGATCGCGGCGCAGGCGACGAGTGCCAGCGTCTACCGGCACCGCGCGCTCTCGCTCAGCGAAGACGAGCAGGAATTGCCCGCGATCTCGGTGCGTATCGGTACGGACACGCCAGTCGCTGACAGCGGTCAGGGGTCGATGCAATTCATCGACTCGCTGCAGGAGTTGCTGGTCGACATCGTGGCGACGGGCAGCAGCGAAGACGAGGTCGTCGAGGCATTGCTCGATCTACGTGCCGATGTTCATGTCGCGCTTCAATCCGATGTCACGCTCGGTCTCGCCTTCGTCACGGATACGCAGTACGGCGGGGCGAGTTCGCCGGATATTGCAACTGGTGCCGCGCGGCTGGCCGGCAGTTTGTCGACGCGGTGGGTTGTGCGCTACCGCATGAACTACACCGATCCGAATTAGGAGAGTCATATGGGTCACGGGACCATCAAGCGCGAGCTGATCCAAGCCAAGATCGAATCGACCTATGGCACTGATCCGGGCAGTTTTGCCGGCACGGATACGCTGCTCGTGCGCAATATCACGCATCAGCCGGACCGGCTGCGCATGGTGCGCCGTGGCGCGATTCGCACGAGCCTCGGCGAGTTGCAGCAGATCTACGGTGGCATGCTGCAGGCGATCAACTTCGAGTGCGAGGTGAAGGGGTCCGGCACGGCTGGTACGGCGCCTGAAATCGACGTGTTCCTGCGCGCGTGCGGCCTGCAGAACACGAACGTCCCGGCGACGTCGGACACCTACTCGCCGAGATCGTCGGGACTGGAAAGCTGCACGATCTACTACTACGAAGCGGCCGCCGGAGCGAATACCCAGGTCAGGCACATCCTGCTCGGATGTCGCGGCAATGTGGAGTTCGTGTGGACAACCGGCGACATCCTGCTCGCGCGGTTTTCGATGATCGGCAAGCGTCAGGGCGCGCCGACCGACCAGACTCTGCCGACGCCGACCTATGACTCAACCGTGCCGCAGGCTGTCAAAGGCATGGCCACGACGATCGGCGGAGTCAGCGGGCTCGTGGTGCAGAACTACAGCCTGAACCTGAACAACGAGATAATCATTCCTGACAACCTGAACGACAGCGAGGGCTACGGGCAGGTGATGATCGCGGGCCGCGATCCCACCATGGAACTGAACCGCCACACGGAACTCGTGACGACGCTGGCGCCGTGGGCGGATTTGGCTGCGGGGACAGCGCGTGCGTTCGCATCTGGCACGCTCGGCGCCAGCGCCGGCAATCGCGTCGCATTGACCGCCGGTCAGATGCACTATCGCGGAATCACGCAGGGCGATGATTCCGGGGTGCGTACGAACGCCTTCACGTTCGGCCTGCACGAGACGAGCACGATCGACACTGAATTCAGCCTGGCGTTCACCTGATGGAAATCATGAAACGACTGCAGGCGGAGTGGATCGACATCGGCGACGCCGGGTTTCTATGCGAGCCGTTGACCGCGGCGCAGAAGATCAGCGTGGCAAGATGCGTCGAGATGGATGACTTCGGCGAAGCCATGATGACGGCTGCGCGTGGCGCGGTGTCGGGCTGGCGCGGGATTACCGAGGACGGCAAGCCGGTGCCGTATTCTGTTGCCGCGCTCGATCGCCTGTTCGGCAGCGAGGACATGGCGCAAGCGCTTGTCACGCTCGGCACCTTCATCATCAATCGCGCACGACTGTCGGCGGACGACGAAAAAAAATCATAGGGGCGGTCGCAGTCGCCCTTGACCCGGCGTGGGCGCCATGCGGGAACTGCGATTGCCGAGACGGCATCAGTCCAATCCCTGGCAAGTGGGAGATTCCCGGCGCTCTCAAGACGAACGTCTGTCCGCGGCGCGACATCCCGCTAGATTGGCCGCTGATCACGCAAGTGTTCAAGCACTACCGCAACGGGCATCTGTGGCGCGCTGGCGGGATCGCGGACCAGCCGTGCTTATACCTTGATCTCGTCGCATTGATCGACGTTTGGGCGGAGAAACTA